TCCTTCATTGGTCTTTCTCCCGTTAGTTATTGTCATATGTCGGTTACTTTTCCGACAATAATAACTATTGTATATATTTTATAAACAATTTTAGTATATATTTATATATAAGTATTTTTTACCAATTCGATATTTATTAATGTAATAATATAGGTAATAAAATGGCAATCGATTTTGAAGTATTCGAGGGCAAAACCCTCTCAGATGTATTCAAAGACATTTACGATAATTCCAAACGAAACAAAGAACAATTAGAAGTACTGATGAAAGAAGTAGTTGGTTTCATCAAAGATGGTGACACCGCTGTGCAAATCATTCCAATGTTGAAAGAGTATTTGGAAATCAATGTAAAGAATGATGAACAACTTGTTAAGTTGGCAACTGTTGTACAACGAATTGCAACAGCACATAGGGGTGATTCTACGGAAGAGTTTGGTTTGAGTGATGTAGAAAAAGAACAGTTATTAAAAGATATAGAAGATGTTGCAAAAGGAACACAGGGAATTACGGATAATATTACACAATCGAAAGAAAATTAAATGGCATATATAGAGCGAATTGATGCAGGAATACAGCCAAAACAGAAGATAATTTTTACTGCAGCACAACTCAATGATTATTTAAAACAAATACAAACAGAATTTAGATTTTATGAATTAGAAATGGCGGAAGTTGTAGAGGTTCATTTAGATGAAACTAAATCTTCATTTCCCAAAAAGGCTAATGGGAAACCAAATTATGCATATTACGGTGGAATTCTTGCTAGATATATGACAAGTGAGAAAGGAAAAGAAGTAGATTTTTTAAAAGATTGTAAACCAATGAATCCTAATCTTATGACTTATCCTATAGTTGGAGAAATTGTGTATGTTTCACAATTATCAAAATTGGAAAGTGGGAATAGATTTTATTTTAGTCCTTTTAATTTTACTGGTAGTCCTTCTCAAAATTTAAAACCAGATATTAGTATATTGGGACACGATAAAGAAAGTATGTTTAAGAGATATACTTCATATGAAAAAGATCATAAGGTAGTTGTAAATACTGACGAGGATGAACATAAAACTGGATATTATCACGAACCAAAATCCTATCCAAGATTAATGGCAGAAGAGGGTGATGTAATTATCGAGGGAAGGTTTGGTAATACTATACGATTGGGCAGTGATAGGGAAATGAATGAGGAGCATGGCCTTGATGGTTCTAAAATAACCTTACATACAGGTTTACAAAGGGAAATTCTTTATAAAGGTAGTAGTGTAAAACCAGAGAAAGAAGAATTTTCAATAGACCAGAGTTCTACGATAACTCTTGGGAGTATGACTAAACAAATTATACCTAAAGCATTTACACCACAAGTAGATAATTTTGATAAATATTCAATGTCCGAAATATTTATAAATAGTAATCAAATTATATTGAATTCAAAAAATAATGGGAACATAGGAATATTAAGTAGTGGTAACATTTCTATTGGAGCTCGTGGTGAAACCGTAATAGAATCACCAGATAATGGTAATATAAAATTTGGTGGGGAAGATGCAACAGAACCAGCAGTACTTGGTAAAGAATTAAAAAAGGTACTTGATATACTTTTAAAGGCTGAGATTCAAAAGAATACTGCAACCATTGGTAAAAATGCAGCAGAGATTGTAGTTAAAACTGCAATTCCAGATATGGTAGCAGTAGGTAAATTAACTAAAGAGAACATAAAGTTACAAGAACTAAATACCGAAATGACACAGATGATAGCAGCCGGCCCATATTTAAGTAAAATTGTAAAAACAAAGTAATAGGAGTTACTATGAATAAACAACAACTTGTAAAAATTATTGAACAAGCGGTTAGACGAGAAGTAAAAAAACAAGTGAACGAGATACTTATTAAGGAACAACGCACCTCTGCGGTATCTTCAAAAAAATCTAAACGTATTGTTAGAAAAAAACCTGTTAAGAAGGAAGTAAAATATTCATCTAATGGAATTTTAAATAAGGTTTTAAATGAAACCGTTGGTGGAATTGGAGGAAACGGGGAATTTGATGAATATCCAACGGTAGGTGGTGGAACATTTGATTCCACAAGAATGACTGAATTGTTAGGATATGGGGCAGATAATAAAGAAGTTCAAAGAGAAGTTGGAGCAGTACAAACTTTAAAAGATGCTGGTGTAACTTCCGACCAGATTCCTGAAGATGTTGTGAGTGCTATGACACGAGATTATAGTGATTTAATGAAAGTGATAAACAAAAAAGGTAAATAATGGCATCCATTAGAGAGATTAATGAAAATGACGATGTATTTGTAGGAGTCACATTACCATTACAAAGTGGTAAAACTGGTCATTTTAATCAGTCTAAAACGATTAAAGAACAAGTATACAGTAATATGAAAAATCTTATATTGACTGCCAAAGGTGAACGTTTAGGTCAACCTGAGTTTGGATGTAATGTAAATAGGATTATATTTGAACCAATTTCCGAGTCTACTACAGGTAGTATTGAAGAGTCAGTTAGAGATGCTGTATCAACTTGGTTATCGTATGTAACTCTTCAAAATGTATATGTTTCTTTAGATGAACAGGATAATAATAAAATAGTATTGTCAGTTGAGTATTCGATAGATTTTGAAGATGAAGATTCTTTCGACGCTATAACCTTTAATTTTAATGTAGGAATATAAAATGCCAGATTACGGAACAAATAAAAAATCAATTTCAAAAGAAGTAAGATATCTCGGTAGAGATTTTACTTCTATTAGACAAAACCTTATAGAATTTGCTAAATCATATTTTCCAAATACATATAATGACTTCAACGAAGCGTCTCCTGGTATGATGTTTATCGAGATGGCAGCATATGTGGGTGATGTTCTTTCATATTATGTTGATAATCAATTTAGAGAATCATTGTTACATGCAGCAGAGGAAAAGAAAAATATTTATAAGATTGCACAATCACTTGGATATAAACCAAAAGTTTCACACCCATCAACTGCAATTTGTGAATTTACAGTTGAAGTTCCAGCAACTACTTCAGATGATACTAACTATAGACCCGACTTAGATTACGCACCAATATTGGATGGTAATAGTTTATTTGGAGCATCAAATGGTAGTGAATTTAGATTGATGGATGATGTTAATTTTGCAGTATCTTCTTCTCTTGATAGAATGGATGTTGCAATATCAAAATTCTCTGGAAACGTACCAACATATTATAGTCTTACAAAAACAGGTCAAGTAGAATCTGGTAAAAGATATTCTGAAGATTTTACTTTTGGTGCAGCTCAAAAATTTAATACAGCCGTTTTAAGTGATAGTCAAGTTATAGAGATTGTATCGATTACCGATTCAGATGGAAATAAATGGTATGAAGTTCCTTTCTTGGCACAAGATACTATATTTGAATCAGTTGCCAACACTTCTGATAATGATCCTGAATTATCATCTTTTTCAAACGATACACCTTATTTATTAAAATTAATAAAGACTTCTCGAAGATTTACAACTTATATTAGACCAGATGGTAAAACAGAATTAAGATTTGGTGCAGGTGTTTCAGATAATCCTGATGAAGAGATTATTCCGAATCCTGACAATGTTGGTTCATCCTTGGCAACAGGGTTATCTAAACTTGATACTTCATATGACCCGAGTAATTTTTTGAAAACTCGTACTTTTGGTTTATCCCCAAGTAATACAACTTTAACAGTAATTTATACTTTTGGTGGTTCGGTTGAAGAGAATGTTTTGAGTGGTGAGATAAACGCAAAACGAAATATATCTTGGACACTTAACGAAACTGGTTTAACTACATCTGATGTAGATGATATGAAAAAAAGTTTATCAGTTACTAATGTAAGTCCTGCTACTGGAGGATCTGAAGGTGAAACAGATCAAGAGATTAAAGAAAATGCATTGGCATATTTTAATACTCAAAATCGAGCAGTAACCAAAGAAGATTATATCACAAGAGTTTATTCATTACCACAAAAGTTTGGGAATATATCTAAAGCGTATATAGTTCAAGATGAGTCTCTTTCTAATATACAAGTCATATCTGCAGATGGTCAAACAACATCAAATGAAGTAAGTAAGATACCAAATCCGTTGGCAATGAATTTGTATATGTTGGGATTTGATAGAAATAAAAATTTAGTAAGATTAAATAAAGCAGTAAAAGAAAATGTAAAAATTTATTTATCACAATATAGAATGATGACCGATGCAATAAACATACGTGATGGATATATGATTAATATTGGAGTTAAATTTGCAATTATTACTCAAAGAGGTTTTAATAAGAATGAAGTATTATTTAATTGTGTAGAGGCGGTGAAGGAACATTTTAATATTGAGAAATGGCAATTTAACCAATCGATTGTTACGAGCGATATAGCATATAAAATTTCTTTAGTGGATGGTGTAGCAAGTATTGTTCCACCTGCAGAAGATAATCCTAAAACCTCTATGATACTTATTGAAAATAAATGGAGATATTCAGAGGGATATTCTGGTTATGTTTACGATATAAATTCAGCAACCAAAGATGGAATTATTTATCCATCATTAGATCCAAGTATATTCGAAGTTAAATTCCCAAATTCAGATATACAAGGTAGAGTAGTAGGAGATATTTAATGTTTTATTTTGAATACCCAACCGTAGATACTACACTATATCAAGCAACACCAAGTTCCTCAACGAATACTGGTCTTGATGAGATTTTAGAAGTACGAAAAGATGTGAATGATAGTGGTACTAAAATTGATGTATCGAGAATTTTAATTAAGTTTAGTTATGATTATATTTCTCAATCTATTCAAGATAGTATTATACCAAGTACTGCAAAATATTATTTAAATCTATATGATGCAAGTTCACAAGAATTAGCAGTTGAACAAACTTTATATACTTATATTGTTAGTCAAAGTTGGAGTGGTGGAACTGGATTTTATAGTAAGGATCCGGCAGGAGAAGATGGAGCAAGTTGGAAGTATAGTGATAATTCAACTACAAAAACACAATGGGTAAGTGGAAGTGATACTCAAGGTGGGACTTGGTTTACTGGAAGTATAGGTGGTACTGCAGCTGAATATAGTGTTAGTGGTTCACAATCTTTAATATATGAAACTCAAGATATAAGAATGGATATAACTGATTTGGTAAAAAGTCATATTTATTCAAGTTCTGTATATCCTAATAATGGGTTTATTGTTAAACGACAAAATTTACCTACAAGTGAAAGTGCACATACTGTATTTGATCCTTCATTATCAAGTGGTTCTGCAGAATATGATACATCACATTATGGACAATTAAAATTTTTCTCAAGAGAAACCAATACAATCTACTCACCAAAATTAGAAGTAGAGTGGGATGATTCAAGTTTTTCAACTGGGTCAACTTGGATGGCACCCGTTTCCGCATCTGAAATAGATCAATTAACAGTTTATTTTAAAAATTTAAGACCTGATTATAGAGAGAAGTCTAAGGCAAGAATTAGATTTGTTGGTCGTGAATTATATCCAACAAGAGGATTTTCATCTACACCAGCAGCACTTACTGTTAAACATTTACCAAGTGGAAGTGGTGCAATGGGACAAGGTACTTATTATTCAGTAAAGGACGCACATACTAATGAAACAATAATACCATTTAGTACAGGTTCACTTGTTAGTTGTGATGGTTCGGGTAATTATTTTAATGTTTGGTTTGATGGATTTCAACCCGAAAGACACTATAGATTTTTAATTCAGGTTATAAGTGGTAGTGGTTCTGATCAACAAAAAATGATTTATGATGATGGATATGAATTCAAAGTAGTGAGGTCGTAATGGCTACTAATTATTTAAGTGCATCATTATTGTCTGATACATATGGAAGTATGTTAAATGAAGATGATAGAGAAAGAGAGAGACAACTTTTATCTGCCTTTGAATCAGCACAGGTTTCTGTTTCAGAAATAACCTCAGAGAATTTATTAAGAAACGGTGGTGGATTGTTACTTAGTTATTCTGATATAGAAAATAATTCAACAGAGGAATATTGGCAATTAGTAAGAGTACCAAATAAAAAACCTAAAATAATACTATCTTATTTAGAATCAGTATTAAAGGAGAAAAGATTGTTTAATGAATTTCAACCAACAACTCCCCCACCAGAACCATCAACTTTAAGTAATTTAGAAGATATATTAAAAGAAAAAATAAAAATATACGAAGATTTAATAAAGGCCGCTCAAGGCGAGGACTAATATGCCAGTACGAAAAGGATTATCAGTAGGAGATAGTGGAATATTAATATCTCCACAACGGGCCCCAAGTGATTTTGGACGCCATTCTGATTATGCATATGTTTATGTTTATGATTTGGAAGAAGAGAAGTTATTATCTGTTAATGTTGTTCCTGCTTCATCCTTTCCCCCACCCTCTAACCAGGGTGTAGTTGATATGGATATTGGTCAACATTTGAGAGATTTCGGGTATACTGAAGGTGAGTATCGTGTACTTTATTATTTTTATAGACTAATAGCAGGTAGTTCAGATTCCGACCAATATTATCTTTCAAAAATATCAAAAGATAGAACTGAAATTGAAATAAGACTAAACCCCAACATAGAAGATTTTACATATATTAGTGATTTAAATTCAGTAAATGGTGAAAAGGTATATGTACATAAACCCCATACAAATGCGGGTTATGAATTTAATAGTCCAGCTGTTCAGACAGAAGCCAATGTTGTAACCTTAAAACTGGAAGACGGTGATCCTGGTTTTAATACTACAATGAAAGGTGGTAGATTAGTTGTACCTGATGTTTATGAAGTTAAAGAAGCTGTAGTTCCTGAGGGATACAATCCGCTCTTAGGTTCTGGAGATGAATTTGATGAATTTTTTGATAAAACCAAGAAAGTGGAGACGAAGCAAGACATGGGCCCAGGCCAATTCGGCCAACCAGATGACCCATATACAGATCAGGATGGTTCAGTATATGGGTGGACACATATATCCACCAATAACCATACGGATGTTGAAACATGGGGTTGGGTATTATTATCCGGCCCTACCGCAACTCAAACTAAAGATGAGTGGGCTACAAGGATTGTGAATAAAGATTATGTTGGAACAATATTAAAGGTACATTCTAAAGATCAAATTTCAGTTAGTTTAGATTGGGAATCAAGAAGAACTCAATTGGAAACGATGGGTGAACAGCATGTGATAAAAGGAGTAACCTACCCAACCGTAGTGTCTTCATTTAAACCACAAGTCAGATATCCAAATGGATATATTCTTTATTCCGAAAATAAAGTTAATGATTTAAATACATACTTAATTGTTCAAGGTGAAGCATATTTAATCACTAATGAATTTAAAGATCCAACTGGATTTATTTCTATAAAACTTTACTCTCCACTAACAGATAATATTGAAGAAGCTTCATCAGGTTATTTTGTAACTGAGGTTTTAGAGCCAGTTGAAGAAAGAATTAAACTTGTTCCATTTATCGAAGATGTTGAACTTAATAAGTCTACATTTTTAAGACTTCCTAATATCGGAACAGAAGATTCTCAAATAGAATTTAGAGGAACTAATTTTAATTCATTTGATAATTTAGTTGGAAGTAATACTACGGTTATACAAGAGATTGAAGATAAATTAGTTTCTGGTAGTTTATTAGATGTAAAGGTAAATATTGATTATCAAAAAAGAATAACTGGTTTAGAAGAATATAACGATAATGGTTTTAGTAGTTTTGTAAATTTTAGTTCAGCTGAAGAACGATTAAAAAACTTTAAATATAAATTAGGACTTATTGAGGAGTATACTATAAGTCAAAGTCAATATACTGATGTTTCAAGTTCAAGTGATAAACAATCTTACTATGGAATTAAAGTTGATCAGGTGAAAAATAGTTTTGATCATTATGAAAGTTTTCTTTATAATGAATCATCTTCTTATGTATCAAGTTCAGCAGGACAATTTCACGATACAAGTTGGCCAAAAGAAAATAGTTCAAGTCCATATACTTTAGTACCTTCAACTGGTTCTATAGCGGTTACTTGGTATAATACTATGATTGAAAGTGCATCTTTGTATGATACTATGAATGATAGTAGATTAGTGAATAATTTACCAGGACACGTAAGGTTCGATGATGAGAATAGAACTTTCTTAGAATTTACAGATATGATTGGTCAACAATTTGATGAGACTTGGGTTTATTTAAAACACTTTACCGATATGAATGATAGACAAAGTAAGATTTCTGAAGGGATCTCAAAAGATATTGTAAAACACGTAGCTAAAGCATCTGGTTTGGAAGTAGTTAATGGAAATGATTTATTAAATCTTTCAGAATATTTGTTGGGCAAAGATATATCTGATGCATCACAAAAATTTGAAAAGGCACAAGAAGAAGTAACGGAAGAAATATGGAAACGAATACTGGCTAATTTACCTTATTTACAAAGAACTAAAGGAACTACAAGAGCACTAAAAGGTTTATTAAATTGTTATGGTATTCCAAGTTCTATACTTAGAGTTAGAGAATATGGTGGGCCTGATTATGATAATAGAATTACTTATGATTTACAAAGAAAGTTTACATATGCATTAGATTTTAAGAGTAGTCAGTATATAGAACACTTATGGACTACTGATAATTCAAGTGGACGTTATCCCGAAACAGTTGAGTTTAGATTTAGAACACCAAAGAGACAGAATCAAACTATAGTACAAAAAGGTAATGATTGGGCAATATCATTATTAGATGGTGGTACAACTAATAAAGGATATTTACGATTTGCAGTTAGTGCATCGACAGGAGCACAATACATAACTTCATCTTTACAGCAATTTTATAATGATGAGATGTGGAGTGTGATGTTGACGAGGAAAAGTTCAAATGGATTAGACTTGACGAGTGATAGTATAACTCAAAATGTAAAATATGAATTAGTTACTAAACAATATGATGCTACAAGATTTAAAATTAATTATCAATCAAGTGAGAGTTTAGAGAGTGGAGTTGCGTCCGCAGGAAATGCATTAAATGCCGCATTTACTGCAAGTGCCCAACTTTTTATAGGTGGTAGTGGAAGTGCTTTCGATGGTAATAACCTAAGTGGTTCTATTATGGAGTATAGATTATGGACTGAACCACTTTCTCAAAGTAAATTTGATAATCATGTTAGAACACCAAAGGCGTATAATGGTAACACTACTTCTTCACACGCAGATAATTTAGTTTATAGACTTACTTTTGATGAGAATGTAGACTTGAGTGGTTCTGCTGGAGTTAGGTTTGTAAGTAATAGTGTTGATAATACAACTTATTCTGCAAGAACTGGTATTCAAAATTCATTTACTGATAATTTCTATCGTAGTATTAGTGAAATAGAAGAAATGAAGATTCCTGATATCGGAGCTTCAAGAAGAAATACTAATAAAATACGAATAGAAAGTAGTTATCTTACAGGATCATTATCAAGACAAACAACTTTACAAAAATCAGCATTTGATTTTGCACCTGTAGATTCAAATAAACTTGGTGTGTATTTTTCACCTACCGATGTTGTAGACAAAGATATTATTTATAGTTTAGCCGATATAAATTATGATGATTATATTGGAGATCCAAGAGATCAATTTGAACACGATTATCGTGGTTTAAAAGAAATACAAAATGCATATTGGAAAAAATATTCAAAGTCAAATAATTTTTGGGACTATTTAAGAATATTAAAATATTACGATAGTGGTATTTTTAAACAAATTAGAACACTTTTACCAGCAAGAGCAAAATCTACTCTTGGCGTTTTAGTTGAACCTAATATATTGAATCGTAGTAAAGAAGTTCTTGGTAAGACACCTGAATATGAGAGTTTGTATTTCGAAAACGCAGGACATTATGACGATGGAATATTAGCAACAAGAATCATTAGTGGTTCAGACGATAGTATGCTTAAATTATCAGGAGAGTTTCCTTATTATGAAGGAGATTCTAATATTGCATATTGGATTCCCGAATCGGGTTCTATTGGAGTACTTGCAATGCCATCTCGGTATAGAATATACGGAAACTCAGTTTCTCAAAGTAATGAGTGGGGACTTAGTTATCTTAGTGCCTCAATAACCAAAGGTGATGTTAATTTTGAGGAAGTATTGAATCCCACTATAACGGGTTCAACAACATCTGAGCATAATTATGAATATAGATATTTCTTTCATAATGATGCATCAGCAAGTCGTCATCCAACTTTCGGTATAAATCCTGTACATATTGGTGCACTAAGTGGTTCTGTTGAGAATACGGACACTTTTATGGGACATTATAGTCATTCATTAGTACCATCTGAGTTTCAGTCATTAGCATATGATTCAACATTATTTAGGGCATTTTATAAAGGGACGAGTCATGGTTCCGATCCTAAAGATCCTAATTATCCTGTAGTAGAGATGACAATAACAAATCCAACAAGATTGGTATCAAAAGAACCTGGAGAATCTCGTTTGGTAGACGATTCTAAGTTGAATCCACGAGATACTGGTTTTCAGAAAAAGACAGGCGAACCGGGTTAGATAGAAATTAATAATGATAAAAATTAGGGAAGTATATATTTATGTATGAGGATATTATTCATATCTTCACTTCCATCAAGAGGAGATAAAATATGGGATTTTTAGATAATACAAGTATTACCGTAGATGCTATCTTGACTAAAAAGGGTCGAGAACTGTTAGCAAGAGGTGATGGTAGCTTCAATGTAACAAAATTTTCATTAGCAGATGATGAAATTGACTATAATTTGTGGGATACGGCACATCCTAATGGTTCAAATTATTATGGAGCCGTTATTGAGAATATGCCAGTTTTAGAGGCATTTACAGATCAAAATCAAGTAATGAGATATAAATTAATAACTTTGAATAAAAATACAACAAGGATGCCAATTTTATATTTATCTTTACAAAATACAGAGTTAACTTATGGTGGCCCCGAAGTTCCAATTGCGGCACAAAGTACTAATGCGGGTGATACAAGTTTTACATTTGAACTTAATGATACTGATGTGGCTTATATTATACCTGTTGTAAATGGAACAGCCGTTCTTACAGGGGCTGCACAAACAAAACAAGATGATGAGAGAACAGCAGTTGTAGTATCGCCAAAGGAAATTAGGTTACAAGCAAAACAATTGCGTGTAGGTAAATCGGCAAGATTAACTGTGATTGGTAATCAAACGGGTGTAACAAAATCTATAACTTTGACAACTTTAGCAGATCCTAACTTCTAATATAAGGAAAATAAACAATGGCAGATGCATATAAAAATTTTACAGTAGATACTGATGTAGTTACAGATAGAACTATAGTATCGAGTGGTATATTTAGCAGTGGGGCAGGAAGTCTTACCGCATTTTACACCGCGTCCACACAAGGTGCTAGTTCAGCTTCTTTTTTGAATGTTTATGATAAAGTACAAACCGACTCAACACGAGAAGTACAGTTTGCATGTGGATATGCGAATTATGGTGGAAGTGGTTCTATAGGAAATACAACCAAAACGGTGGCTGGTAATAGAGAAACCGCTGGAATGTATAGACAATTTGCAAATGTTTTGTTACCCCCATATACAGATAAATTCACCTTTAATTCTTTTTCATCGGCTTCCGAAGATATTTTCTTTATCGTGATGAATAGGGCCCGAATGAGAGAAAAGATGGATCCAGGTAACTGGGAACTTGCACTCACAGCGACTAAAAAGATGAGATTAATTGATGATAGTGGAGCAACCACAACACCAACAGTAAATGAAGCGGGTCGAGTATTCAATATTGTTAGTGGTTCAATAGCAAGTGGAACTGCAGATACATTTAGAACTGCAGCTGCTGGTGGAGCTCTTGGTAATTTCTATCCTGATTTAGGAATAATTATATTAGATGCAGCTCATCTTCAAACCACTGCATCAGTTACTACTACACGAAGTACAAATACATTTGATGACACTCCAAGCCAACTTTTTAAACAAATTGCAGCTGGTGCATATTTTGCAGCGAGAAGAGAAGAAGAAGTAACTTCAACAATGTACTTCTGTAGAGCAACCAATAAGGAATTTAATTTTAGTAATAATCCAACATTTGCAACGAAGTCTGGTAATACAGAAGGAGTATTTACACAAACTACTTTCGAAGGTGATCCAAAAACTTATATGACTCAAGTTGGATTGTATAATTCAAAAAGTGAATTGTTAGCAGTTGCTAAATTAAGTAAACCAGTACTAAAATCATTTTCAAGGGAGGCTGTTATTAAGGTCAAGCTTGATTTCTAAAGGGGATCCTAATGTTCAAAATAATAGACCCCCAAAATATATCTAAAAGGTCTTTTAAATCTAATAAAAAATTTACTGTAGATAATACTACTAGCGCCAGTTTTGGCAATTTTGTTGCTCGAGCTATTAGTGGTTCTCACCATAATTACAATACTGGTTCTGATACCGTTACACATATTGTATCGGGTTCTATTTCAAGTAGTTATTATGCTTTACCAACTTATCATGTTATTAGAAAATTATATTATAAAGATATACATAATAGGTTTCAAACCAAGAAAAACATAAAGACTGAGTGGTTTGATAATGCTAATGTATTTAGTATTCCAAGAAATTTAATTGGTGAAAGAATAAAACCAGGTTCACTTAAATTATCAGATACTTCCCGAGGACAAACTTGGGATATTCGAGATGATAAGGATGGTAACTTATATGATTATGGAAATCATTCTGGTAGTTATGCGGCATATAAATCAAGTTCATATGATAGAGCTCAAGGAATAGATGCAAATGGAAGTGGTTCTCAAATCGGTAATGTATTTTATGAACATGGTATTTTTGTAATCACCGATACAGGTTCATATGGGGACGTAGGTTTTGGTACATCTTATACTTTAGATTTTCAGGCAACACAAAAACATTATGAATATGAGTATATTTGTACAGCAGGACAGTACGAATTTAATAATTCTATGAATATTAGTGTTACAAAAAATAGAAGTGGTAGTATATCAATAACACCAGGACCCCAAACCGTATTTACTACGGTAGAAGGTAGTCCTATACTTGATGTAGATGGTAGACGTAAACCAAGATTCGGTTCTTCACCATATATGATGTTACCTCCTGGTTCTGGCCCCAAAGGAGAATTAATTATTAATGGAACTTTTGATCAAGTTACAAGTGGTAACGCCAGTTCAACTATGGGGGCTTGGAGAACAGATGGGACAGCCACTATTTCTACTTCATCTAATGCAGAATTAGAATTAACTGCAAGTGCAGGTGCATGGCCAAGTTCAGTTGCAAGAGCATCTCAAACTTTAAATGTTAAAAAAGGTAAACATTATTTATTAACTGGTCAATATAGACCAGGGGGGACTTTAGCTAATGGTGCATTTGGTGAGGTTTTTATTGGAGATGATGATTATCATTCAAATAGATATAGAGCAACAAGTGGTCGTTTATTGGTAACTCCTTCACAACTAACCAGATCATTTCAAGTTCCGTTTCAAGCAACATCTGATACTCATTATGTACTTTTATCGATGTTAAAAAATCAACAAAACGATAGTACTATCTGGGATAATATTTCACTAAAAGAATGGCACGGATTCGAAAGTGGTATAGGTGATTATAAATCAGAATATAAAGCTACTGAATATTATGAAAACTTCGTAACACATTCAGAGTTCAGACCATATGTTACACAAGTGGGATTATATGATGAACAAGATAGGTTATTAGCACATGCAAAACTTAGTAAACCAATCAAACTTGATGATCAATACGATACATCTTTTGTAGTTAGGTTTGATGTATAAAGTATGTATATTATATTAGGATAATATTATGTATAATGATCCTAACGCTTGGATATGGGTGGTAATATATACAATGCCATTAGCAGCAGGTGTGTGGTTATTGTTTATGTGGGCAAACCACGAAGATTACAAAAAAGAACACAACATTAAAGGATGGAGTGATAAAGATATGAACGCAAAACAAATAATATTAACAAGTATAGTTAGTACCATAGTTGGTACTACTGGATGGTTAGGTGGAGTATACTATGG